TTACTTCACCATCGATCTTCTTAAATTTAATTATAACATCAGCATGTTTTCTTTGAGGGTTTATGTGTTTTCTTTCATCGACACTTCTTCGTTTAATAACGTCTTCAACTTGCTCCTTGGTATATCCCCTCTTTTTTGTGTCTCGTTCAATTTTCCATTCCTTTTTTAAATCTTCATCCGTATCAACAAAGATTTTAATCCAAGACATATCCCTAACTCTAACATCATATAATGCATGAAGTCCTTCATATACAATAAATTTCGCAGGATATACATTCACACTTGATTCAAATCTACCAGTATCATGATTATATGAATGATGAACAACCTTATCGTTACTCTTCAATGTTTTAAGATGCTCATAACCTAAAAAGAGATTGTTTGCTTCTGGGTCTAGATGGGTGTGGGTGTTCCAATTACTATCGCCCCTTTCCCATCTATGTAAATCGTCCCCACTGAACACCAAAGTCTTTTCGTTTGGTAATGCAATAGAGATCAATCGGGAGATGGTTGTTTTACCCACTCCAGAACTTCCAGAAATTGCAATAATTTTATTCACCAATTGCCTCTACTGGGGTTAAAATGCCAGACAACTCTACAATACGATTTAATGCATCCTCTTGTTTTTCATATGGTCGTTCACAGTGGATATCTACAATTTCTTTACCAGACTTTAATCTTTCTGGTTCATATCCATAATCTTTGATGTCGTTGTTCCATGTGCTTCTGTCGATCCTATTGATAGAATTATGGTAACAATAACCATAGAAATTGATATCTTTCTTTTGAAATGCTTCAAAGATTAGTTCAGATGAATAACTTTCTTCTGCACACCAATAGTAACTACCAGCATTCATCATTTCGTCAATTCCTTCTGGTTTTGGTGCTTGTCCAGCAGGACCCAACCCATAACGATGGGCTGTCGTGATGTGTTCTATTTGCTCTCTAAATGTTTTTCCTTGTGAGAACAGTTTGTCAAAATTGCTCCCCCTAGACACATGGTAATGTCCTGCAAGATCAGCACCAGTGTTATAACTTCCCCTTGATCTTGCGTGCGCTTCTGAACCTTCCTTCAAGAAAGCATCCAATGTCCCCCTTCTAGGAAGAGAAATACCTGCAAAATTCAAATGAAGATATGCATCATCTGGTGCATCTTTAATGTTCTCAGTAAAATAGAACCTCTGAAGAGGAACCATATCAATATCACCCAACATCCATGTTGTGTCTGGTTCTGTCTTTGGAAAGTCATATTTAGACCAAGTAATTTGAATAACTTTTGGTAAGTCTTCGATAAACTCTCGTTCAATGATTGTTCCGAATTCCTCTGTCATGTTGGTATTTTCTTTCTTACCAAACAACAGACAAATTGGTTCTATACCAAGTGCTTCTTTATAAATCTGAGACTGTATGTTCCAGAAACCGCTATACTCTTCTGATGTCGAAAAGATTACTTTATCAATTTTCATTTTTGTTCTGCCTTTTTCATAATTTGTAAACAAGTGTAAAAGTGTATAAATTCTACAGGATAATCTTTAAGGGTGGTGTGAAAATTATTCTCATTGTATATGTTTGCATCCATTGCATTCAGTTCTTCTAGTATGAAATTATCCACAACATGTCTACTCTTTCCAATATCATAATCATCACCATCATAATCTTCTTCGGGTATGTCTGTGAACCCACCCTCTCTATACCCAGGCCATCGTTTAAGTGGGTTCACGGTTCTTGTTGTACCTGTATCTTCAAAGATATAGATTCCGCCTGGTTCTAGATATTCCCACATATTTTTCAATGTTTGTATCATATGTTCGCCCACATGAGAACCATCATCAACAATCACTTTAAATTTTCCTACCTCTTCCCCGATAGATTTCATAAATTCATTGTCGATCTGATTTCCAATTTTAATCTTTATTCTATCTGTTTCATGTCTCATGGACGCCGGTTGAACATCTACACCATACACAGTTGCATTTGGAAAATATTCTTCCCACACCTTTAATGAGTGTCCTGCACTGACTCCAATTTCAAGGATGTTGAATTCGTCTTCCACAAACTCCGATAAATAATTTTCATATCTTTCAAGATGTGTAGTTCCTTGAAAATGATGTTTATGTTTATCACCATCGCCTGGAATCGATTCTCCAATTTGTTGTAATGTTTTCATGCTCTTACTCCAAATAAATGTTCATATTTTTCTTTTTCTTCTTTTGTCATTTGTGTTACCTTTCCGAGATAATCATTATCGTGGTATTCTCCACACGCAGGACATTTAAAGAAGCAATGACCTGGTCCTTCTTCTCCAAACCAATGTGAAAATTTATCTGGGTCATCTTCTCTTCCTGTGTGCCAATCTGGGAACTCTTGATTCCACCACCCGTCACCTCGTAGTCTTGGAATGGGAAATGGATGTTTCTCTTCACCAACAAACCCATCAGGAAACCAATCATCATGAACGAACGCATTACTTTTGATCAGTGGATATATGTTATATTGCAGGAAAATTTGATCAACACCGTGTTTGTTGAATTCATCTTTTTTCAATAAGTCTGCGTCTTCTATCATGTGTCTTAAGTTTGGTAACACGCCCTTCTTGATTCCCCACAAACCACCGCATATCACCCATCCATGTTGACAATTATCTCGCATGATATGGACACCTTTGTCGCTTTCCATCCATTCATCAACTGCTGCTTTATCCCTGATATGAAGTCTGGAATCTGCATCTCTGAAAATTGCAACATCAACATCAGTATCCGATGCGGGGAAGAATCTCCAAAACATTCCGCACCACGATTCATCCTCATCCATATAAATCAATTCGGTATTTTCTCTTGATTCTAATTCTTCTATTATAGCAGAAGGAACTGTCGGTGCAACATAATAACGACAAACCCAATCAGGCCATTGTTCCTTTGCAATGTCTGCATTGATAACTGCACCAACTGTGTAATGGGGATTATCTCCCCAAAGACTAAAACTAATTACCTTTTTCACCATTCTCTTTGGCCTTCCTCCATACTATAATGATCTTTAGGTCGTTCTTTTATGTCGGGTGTGTCCATGTATATGCACATGTCCCTTGACTTTAGATACCAAGCCGATTCTTCGTTTGGTGTTTCATCTTCAAAGTATATTTGTCCAACAAAATCATTCCAACCTCGACGAATGGTTGGGAATCCAGTGTTTTGTTCTTTTATTTCGGGATATCTTTGATAATCAAATCTACCAGAAAAACAATTATACATTGGAAAACTATCCTGTATCCATGCATCCTTAAATGTAGTTTTATAAAAAATACCTCTCAGAAACTTTTGATCAATTCCATGCTGATTAAACTTTTCTAATGGAATGGAATCCTTATCACCGGGTGCGCTTTTGGTTCTAATTTTTTCTACCCCGTACCAATCACGAATAACACCTTTCAAATCTTTTGGTTGTGGAAGTTCTGGGTATGGTTTATAAATGGCATTTATGATACTGGAAAACATTTCCTTTGTTCTACAGCCCCACATACCACCCATAATAGGTTCTGTGTGCATTGGGTGATCTCTCATTATATGTAATGTCTTTCCACTCTCTAACCATTCGTTTACTGCTGCTGCTTCTCTATATGTAATCCTAGAATCCACATCCCTTGAAATCATAACATCAACATCAGAATCAGTTACAGGATAAAATCTCCAAAACATACCATCCCAACCTTCATCTGTGTTCATGAGAACTATTTCAGTATTATCAAAAGAATCTAATTTATCAATGACATCTTGCGGTGTTGAATTTCCAATATAAAATCTACAAATCCAATCTGGGTAAAACTCTTTCGCCAATTCTGCATTACGAATAGCACCAACTGTATAAAAGGGGTTATCTCCCCAAAGACTAAAAGTGATTATTTTTTTCATGCGTGTGTCCTTGAACCTTCCTGACTCCACAGATAATGATACATTATCTTGTCCTGTATTACAACTTCATTTTTCAATAAACCTGATTCTAATAGTCTATCACAATAATCACTATCTTCTCCAAAATCCTTCTCTGGAAATCGTATCTGTTTAGCATACTCTGTTCTTACTGGGTTTAAATGATTTACTGGTCTGTGTTGTATACCGAATCCATCTTTATAGTGACCACCATATTCGTTTGCATGTTTGAATAACATTGTTTGATTTCCGTCCACATAGTACATTCCAGCAAATCCAATACAATCTAAATCATCATTTTCTTCTATTGTCTTGACAATCAAATTGCAATATTCTTCATCGACTAAATCATCATCATCAATAAAACAAACATAATCACCCTTTGCCCTGTCTATTATTTCATTTCTTTTTTGTCCTACAGACTTTGTACCATCATCTATATTAACCATAATTTCAATCTTTGAACGATTCTCTTCAGATATATTCATATTCAAAAATGAAAGCAATCGGTTGAGTAGAACCTTTCTCTCTTCGTCGTCTAGTGTCAATATACCAATAGATAATAAACTTTTGTTTTTCTTTTTGTTTTCTATCGCTATGTCGATTTGCTCTTTAATTCGTTCTGCATAACTCCTAGCGTATTCAATGGATCTGTTATAATTCTCTTCAATATATGGAAGCATATTATCATAAGTTTCTGGTGTTAGTTCGTTCACTTTTTTAATAAGTTCATGAACATCGTCATTTTCAATTATGATCATCCCTCTTGTATCAAAATACTCCCCGATGTTTTTACACCCAAAGTAAACCGGAACTGTTTTTGTTACAAAACAATCTATTAGTTTTTCTGTAAAATAATCATCGATAGAGCAATTCTCAATTGCAATACTAAATTGACTATGAAAAAGATTTCTCTTGTTGTCATCTGGTAATAATTCTACACCTTCATCTGGGACAGGCATTCTATTACTGCCATAGAATTTTAATGGTATTTTCAACCAATCTTTATGAATCCATAAATGCTTTCTTAATTCATAACCATCTAGTGTTCTGTAATGACTAGTACAAACAAAACTCAACTCAAACTTTTTATCCGACCAAAGTTCCTTCATATAATCTTCATCGAATTTACCCAGTCCATCTGGATGATCAATGTGTCCAGTGTTTAGCCAAGTTGAACCATATGGAAACAGGATTGCATTTGGACATTGTTTGATTATTGATTTATCAATAGTTAATATGAGATCATACTGTTGGTGGTTTGCAATCACAGCATCTATATGTTCTCTATTTGGAGAATGGTATGCCTCATTGGAATTAATATATACCTTAAAGGCTGCTGGTTCTTCAAAATGAACTTGGTATTTTGGGTAACTTGGAACCGTATCCGGATGAATTTTTTGCATATTTGGACCAAATCTGCAAACATGGATCTCCACTGGTTCTTCAAATTCAAGAACCCCCTCTTCAAACAAATAATGTGCGTGTAATGATTTTGCTGCTATTTTAGTCATGTTATAACTTCCTCTTGAATATACCAAAGGTTCGCTTCTCTTAATCTATTTATCTTGTTTTCTTCACCTATTGTGAAATTCACATGAACTACCACTTCGCTTCCTGTTCTTGAATGTGATTCATTCCAATACAAGTGTCCATTTTTAACAAAAGTTGTTGGATAAGTCGCCCATGTTATATTATTCTTAAGACTGTTTTCTTTTAAAATTTGATTTGTAATTTCCTGATCATACATACAATCACTCCCAGTTCTTCCATAGAATGTACTTAATTCAAAAAACTTCTTAAACAACTCATGAACATTTTCCCTATTCTTTAAATACATAAACCCGGTACATATGTGCATAAACGGTTCATCTGATGCAAAATATATGTCAATGTCTTTGTTGTTTTCTTTTATTTCTCTATCAACATCTAATATAAACTCACTGGGATCCTCTCGGAACACAACATCACAATCAGTATAAACCAACGAATCGTCGTCCTGTAATTCTCTCAGGATTATTTGTACTTTTGCTTCTGTTATTCTTCTAAATTGATTTCTTCCGTATTCGTGAAATGTTTTTTCTACACCAATATCAAAGAACTTTACTTCACATTTATAGTTGTCTCTCACTCTATTATATGATTCTTCATCCAAGCAATAAACAACAATATCTTCTTCTATCCCAACAGATCTGGTGCTGAGTAAAAAGTTTTCACACAATCTAATAGAGCCGTTGTTTGTGAAGGTGATATATTTCATAGTACTTCTTCTTTCAATTGTGTTATTTTTCGATATAACATATCATCTGGAGATTCCATAAATGTAACTTTGTGAAAATTCTTTCTAATGTGGGATAGTCTAGACATGTATTCATTTTTATAATTCATATCTGTATGAAAATACTCAAGAAGGCCTTTTATTTCATCCACACTGTTGACTAAAAACATTCCACCTGTATCAAAATAATCACCAATGTCCGGGGCGCCCCAATATATGGGGACTGTTCCTGTGACAAAACAATCCGTCAATTTTTCTGTGAAATATGACGGGTAAAAATCATTCTCTATGACAATAGAATATACAAAACGGTGTAGTGCATCGAACTTATCGTGCCACTTTTCTGAGCCTCCGGCGAGGTGGCAACCCGGTTGGTATCCCAAGATTTTACCAGTAATAGAACCAAATACATGTACAGGCGGATGGTGATTATCTTCGGTAGATGCCCCAAATTCGTTTTTTAGCACATCATATACATCGTGTCTTTTTTGATGTCCTTTACATAAATTCTTACTGGATGAAATGAACGAACACAATTCTTTCTTACGATGCATATCCCAGTTTTCTTTACTAACCCAAGGAAGAGTGCTTCCGGCAAAACAAAAATGAATCTTGTCGTGTAATTTTACTAGATCTTTATCGCATGTAAATATACCATCATATTCATCAATTATATCTTGAAGAATTGGAGTAATACCATCTACTACCATATTTCCCTTTTCATCTAAACTATAAAAGTTTGAAAAGAATGGAATAATAGAACGAGATTCACACAGCCATGCATATTTCTTTGCTCTTCTTTTTTCTGTTGTTAATCCTATTTCAATTGTATCATCTATCCAAAGTTCAACATCACCATCGACATCTTCCCATGAAAACATCATTGGTTTCCTGTTGGAACAAGAAGACTGATGGGGCGAAAAAGGCATACCATGTATTTGCCACTTCATGTTAAATTCCCCGGTGATTGCCACTCAATTAATTCCTCAGACATACCAAGTTCTCTAAGAGATTCCTTCTTTGATTCTGCATCAGCGAGTCCCATTGTAATGTGGGTATTTTCGTTAGTGTGTCCGGGCCAGGTACAATACTCTGGACCGACAAACCTTAAGTTCATTTTATTTACAAATATGGGAATTAAAGCAAACAAAGGTTCGTGATCAAATACCCCCTTGTTATTTTCAAGAATGTCTTTTCCTGTTTGGATCCACGCTTCAATAAATTGTTTTGACATAGATGTGTTTCCAAAATACAAAGGAGATGCTTTCATTCCTGAAATTTGTCCGTTTGCGGTAGAAAACACCATGTCAATCGACTCGTCAAACGAATCAAATGCATCCAAAATTTTGTGTAATTTGCTGTCTATGTCCATCCACAGAACAGGCTGATTTAACTCTTCCATCATATTTAAAATGTACTGAGGTTTGCTTAGGCAATTCAATTGATAAGAACCCAACGATTCTTTCTTACGGATATCGTAGGGAATATCTAACGATTTACATTCTTCAATTAATCGTTTAGCGTGATCACTATAATAGGTTGTGCCTTCTATGTCACTATAGAAACTTATCAACTTTGTTTTCATAATATAAATCCATTTTTAACCTTTACCGATGTGATATTTTGGAATCAATTCCCAGTCATCTTTATCTTTGTGTAAAATGATCTTGATCTGTTTGATGTTCGCTTTGGGTTCATCTTCTTCAATTGGATCTATCACATTCAACAATCCCCACTCTTCTAAAAGACTCACAATTGTGTTTCTTCTTCCGACATCATTATCCGAAATGTTGGACTCTAATCCATCCAACTCAAACAACTCCTTGAAGTGCATAATAGCGTATCTTCCCCTCTTATGCAGTATATGACATGATTGGTATAATTTATTTTCTTTTCGGGAAGATACGCCTATGCGTGTCAATGTTTCTTTAATTTTGAGAAAATCTTCTTGCGTTTTGAGACTTATCTCTACGCCAAGACTCTCAAATATATCATTCTCTTCGTTCATAATGAAATTCCTACTTGTTACATCATATGTATCGTTTTTCCTACTTTACACCACCACCAGAGAGATATTCTCTCATCTCTTGTATATTTTCCTTGGTGAGCAACCCCATCACATCTTTTGTTTTTGTGTTTGAATAGTTGTAGTATTCTTTGACAATCTCAAAATCATCGCTCAATTCATTCTTCAGCCACTTGCTATATCGTTTTCTCTTCCTGATTGCATTCAGATAATAGTCAAATTGAATCTTCTTGTCTGTTTGTGGAAACTGATTCATCTGGTTTGCATGAATAACAGTATCCACAAAATAAGACAAACACCTATTCACCACGAACGGAACATACTTCTTCTCTACTTGCTCATCCTCGGTGTCCATCAAAGACTCTTTGGTATAGTTAATGGCAGACAGATAATCAGTTAATTTCACTTCACCACCGCTATTACATGTTCTCTCCTGATAATATCATACTCTTTATGAATACCGATACGAGATCTTGCATCATAAACAATAACATCCCCCTCTTCATATGATACCTCTGGAATATCTCCATTAGATATTGGAAGTCCATGTCCCATTGAAATTATCTTTGCTTCACAAAAAGAACCATCTATAGAGTCTTTCATTTTATAGATAATTCCGCCGGCGGACACCTTTTCTTCTTCGTAATCAATCTTCTCAAGGATCAGATGATCACCTTCTGCTGTCATTTTGTTCATTTGAATTCACATCCCATCATTAATTCTACTATACACGCGACTAAGTTAATTTCCTGATCTGCTACGAATGCAGACTTGTATTGATATTCGGCTAAAATCAAAACTGCTTGTGGAATAGAAGATGGTGTAATATAATCATATAGACCATCGTAAACTTTCCTAAACAACTCTGAGGGAGCATTATCTAAATTCTCCACTGCCCACTTTCTTGCATTGGTGAAGTCTTTCGTCTTCATGTGACTCACCAAATCCTTAATATGTATCTCTCCAATTTGAGTCAAGATACCAGTATCGATTTCCCCCGCAATAGAATACCGCTGTAACTCGTTCAGCACCCTCCTGAAATCGGGGAAGTGCTTCATGATCAACTCTACGAGAACTCTTTCCTCATAGGGGATTCCTTCGTTATCTAAAACATACTTCACCCTGTCCATGAACTGAGATGCTAACTTTGGTTTCTCTTTCTTCGGAACAGAGAAGTTAACCGTTGTGCATCTTGAGTGTAGTGGTTCAATGATACGATTCTTGAAGTTACATGTGAGGATAAATCGGCAGTTGTTGCTGAACTCCTCAATGAAACCACGCAGTGCGGGTTGGGTTGACTGTGCGTTTGAATAATCAAATTCGTCTAAGATTACTATCTTCTTACCACCAGACAACGAAACCGTACTAGCAAAATTACGAATCTTTGTTCGGAGTGTGTCAATATTTCCATCTTCCGAACAGTTGATCATGATATAATCTGTGTCAAGTTCGTTGCATAGTGCCTTTGCAATGGTAGTCTTACCACACCCTGCTCCACCAGAAAGAAGGAGATTCTGCACCTCTCCAGAATCCACCATTTGATTGAAGGTGTTTTTGATTGATTCTGGGAGAATACAATCGTCTATAATTTGTGGACGGTATTTCTCACACCAGAGATATTCTGTTTGTTCTTTTGTTTTCATGTTGTTCTATCGGGTTTGATCATATGGTGTGTGGACAAACTCAACTGTCTTGTAGAAATTCTTATCGTTCGCTAACATATCATCCATGAGTCCTTCAAAATTATACTCTGGTTTCCAACCAAGTCTATCTCTAATTTTAGAAGAATCTCCTTTTAGATCATGAAGTTCTTCTGGTCGTAGAAACTTCTTGTCTAACGTGACATGATCTTTATATTCTAAACCAATTCGGCTAAACACATAGTCACAACAATCTCGGACAGTATGTGACACACCAGTAGCACACACATAATCATCTGCTTTGTTTTGTTGTAGCATCATCCACATCGCTTTTACATAGTCCTTTGCATGTCCCCAGTCTCTGCTTGCATCTAAATTCCCCAATGCAAGTTCAGTCGCTTCGCCTATTTTGATTGCAATTGCACCTTGAACTATTTTGCTCGTCACGAAGTTAGATCCCCTACGAGGCGACTCATGGTTGAACAGAATACCGTTGCTAATGTGCATACCATAGGACTCCCGGTAATTCCTACCGATGTTGAACGCAAATACCTTTGCGCACCCATAAGGACTCACAGGACGCATTGATGTTGTCTCTCGCTGATACCCATCACGATCAATGCAGTTTCCGAACATCTCAGAAGAAGATGCTTGATATATTTTTGCATTAGGACACACAATCCGGCACGCTTCAAACATATTCAACACACCAACCGCGACTGCTTGTGCTGTATAGACTGGAACATCAAAACTAATTCGGACATGAGACTGTGCTGCAAGATTGTAAACTTCATCTGGTTGAACCTTCTCAAGAATGTGGATCAACGAAGATAAGTCTGTCATGTCGCCATAATATAATTTCAATTGATCATAGCAACTATCTAAACGAGCAGTTTGATTTTCTGCTACCGAATTTCTTTTGAGAACACCATGGACTTCATATCCCTTCTCCAAAAGAAACTCCGCGAGATAAGAACCATCCTGTCCGTTAATACCTGTAATTAGCGCCTTCTTCATTTTCGTGCATCCTCATAGTTCTCAACGAACCAATCTATTGATTTTTTTAACCCAAATTCAAGTGGAACAAACTTGTAATCTGGTAAGAGTGCTTTTAGCGTCATATTATTTGATGGTTTTCGGAACTGGCCATCCATCTTTTGGTTGTATGTGATGTTCCCCTCGAAACCCATCTTCCATGCTATCTCTTGTGCAACGACAGAAATGCAAACTTCCTCATCTGGTGAAACAATCAAAGGTTCAGCATCATTGTAATTCTCTAACACCCATTGTGTAATATACCCAACATCTTTAGAATATATGAACTCCCGATATGGTTTTCCTGTTCCCCATATTTCAAAATCTGTGTTGTTCTGTTTTGCTATATAACACTTATGAATTAAAGAGGGAATCACATGTCCAGAATCCAAATTATAATTATCATGTGGTCCGTATATGTTACAGGGGATTACAGTGACAAAGTTGCAACCGTACTGGTCCCGATATGCTCTGCTCTGGACCTCTAACATCCTCTTCGCATAAGCATATGCATAATTAGAGGGATGGGGTTCTCCAAGATGAATCTGACATGGAGTGAGTGGATAAATTGCATCGTCTGGAAACACACAAGTTGATAAAAATGAAACAACCTTCTTTACACCTGCAATCCTCGCTGCTTCAAGAACGTTGGTGTTCATCACCATGTTCTCGTAGTAGAATTCCCCAAGATGTTCCGAGTTGGCTTTGATACCACCAACCTTCGCAGCACAATGAATAATAGAATCAATTTGATTCTCCGTAATATAATTCACGACAGAATCTAAATTCATTAAATCTACGTCATATCTTGTCGGTTTAAATTCAGAGTCTATAGAAGAACCAACAAGTCCTCTTCCACCAGTCACTAATGTATTCATTTATCACCCGTTGTAGTATGAATCGGATTCCAACGCAACCCAATATGTAAGGTTATCGTTTACTTTTTTGAATTGACTAATCACTTTATCAGTAATGCTAATTTCATAATCGCCGGGAAGCATTTTAAAATTATCTGCTTTGAAGTAGAAAATAAAATCATGATCCCCATGTGGTAATTGGCCAAGTCCCACTGAATAATTATTTGTTGTGGAATCATTTTTGTCTAATGCCACAATCTCCATTTCATTCCCATTGGAACGAATAGCAATATCCGAAACCTGAAGAACCGATGCTGCTCTCAAAACATCATTGAATGTTTCCTGACTCAAAGAACACTCTACCACAGAATCAGGCATTTTGATTTCTTTGTTTACAGTAGTTAAAAGTCTTGGTTCTGAGTAATAATACAATACCTCAGACTTCTTATTTGTGTCACGGATAATGACATATTTCTCATGGAATTCAAACTCCGGATTGTCGAACAAGGAGATTGTGCCCAGAAATTTATTCAAATCCCAGATTCCAAATTCAATATCAAATGTTTCTTCCACGGTTGCTTCGCCCATAACATTTTTTATAGGCGAAACTGTCCGAATGTTGTTCCCGGGCTTCACCAAAATGTTAGAGTTGATAGAAGCAAAATTCTTAAGAACATCGAGTGTTCTCTTAGAGAGAATCAACGCAGTATCAGTTGTCATAATAAAGTCTCCATATTAAAAATGTATTATACTCCCACACTAAAGAGAGTAAACATCTATCTTTCTAAATTGTCCATATAATCTTCATGATCAATATTACCATCAACCATACCCTTTAGGTTATGCTTCCCTATTATTCTTTCTTTCCTTCGTTTATCACGCCTGGTTCCCTTACCTCTAATATCTTGGTAATCTTCCCATTCGTTATAGTTTCTTTTGTTTTTGTTCTTTTTTTGCTTAGCCACCTTTAAAACTCCTCTATGTGGTCCATTAAATTTTTTAACTTATACTGTATAAAATAATTCAATATGTTCTTTCGTTGTCCCGTTGGTTCTTTATTGAATTCCTCTATGATTATATCCCGAATTTCCTGTGGTATCATTTGAAAGTCAATCAATACCTGATTCCGTTTCCAATTATCCGTAGCAGTCCATTCACTTAGTTCCTCTTTCATTTTTGAAATTCGTTTTTCCCCACATGGTTTTTGTCTCTTTTCTTTGTCAATAAAAACATCATCATCAGATAATATATTTGGAATTCCATCCGAGGAATCTCCACCAAGAATATGATCAATGAGGAAATTTTCTGGTTTTTCGCAAACTAAAAATTTCTTCTTGATCGGACTGAATTGTTTTACGCTTGGAAATCTCTGTAACTGTTGGAAATCTTTATCATTGGAAACTATCACAATGTTTTCTTGTGTGTGATATTTCTCACAGATAATAGCAATTATATCATCTGCTTCAACTGAACGAATTTTGATATTCTTGTATGGGAAGACTTCCGAGATTTCAGAATAGATGGTATCCATCACATTATGAACTTTATCCCAATCCATACTTGATTTCTTTTGTGCTTTAGAACGATTGGATTTATAGTATGGATATATGTCCTTCCTCCAATACCTTCCACCATCGTTGCATATTACTAATTCACCATACTTATCGGAAAATTTAGATCTGTACATTCGATATGTGTTTAATACAAGATGACGAATCAAATCTTCATTAATTTCTGGATCTTGTTTTAGAGCCTGAAATAAACTTGCAATCACCAATTGATTATTATCAAGTAAAATAATAACAAAGCCTCAAATCTACACTTCTATCCATTGTTCTGTGTCTTTGTCTTTTATGTAAAGGAATAACAATCCCGAACTACTATCGAACCAGAAATCACCTTCATTTGAGATTTCTGGTTGAGTTTCAGAATTTGTGAAATTATATCCAGATGATGTTCCGTAGTCTTCCCAACCAGCATCTGATCCGTGTCTAGGATCAAACCCTCTAGTTGTTTTTTTTGCAATGTAAAGTTTACCTTTCTTTGAAACAACATCCCCCGGCCGGTATACTCTAATGCTACCATCTAGGTTTCTTACGTTGTGTTCACCTGAAAAGTTTTTAATATCGTTTGTCATTTGGAAGCGTTTCTTTTCTTTTTTCCATCTTCCATTGCATCATAAAATTTCCTCAAATGAACGTCCGCATGACTTCTCATCCATTTTCGATCATCTTTATTTGTGTTTGAGTGATACCAAAATGATTTATTAATGATGAATTCATATTTTGATTCTTTGTCCCAGAATATCTGAATTCTTAATTCTGTCCCTCGTAAAAATATGGGATAATCATTTTTTGGTGCAAGTTTATATACACGAATAGATAATCTTGGACTAATAATTTCAAGTCCCATCTTTAGATATTTCTCATACGACATGGTTGCCTTGGAATTAATCCCACTTGACCAATTGATTTCTTTTTCTAGTTTCATTTTCTAATTCTATGTAGTAACTAACACATCTTCAATAATTTCACACACCGTATTAAGCAAATGATTACACGCTTCATATGGATCCATATTCGCTGCTGGTCTTCTGTCTTCTATATATCCCATCTTCAGTCCGTTTAGTGGAATTCTTACAGAAACCGTTCGATCTGATTCACTCCAAGTAAATTCATCAATAGATGATGTTTCATGTTTACCCGTTAATCTCTTTTCGTTTCCCTCACCATAATGGGAAATGGCATCCTTGTGGTGTTCCTCCATAGAAGAACACAAAATATTCATCAATGCAGGATCTGGATTTTTTCTTGTTTCCTTTGTAGAAAAGTTGATATGTGCGCCAGAACCATTCCAATCACCAGTTATTGGTTTCGGATCAAAGGAAATTGACAAATTCAACTTTTCTGACATTTTATGTAGAACGTATCTAGACAACCAAAGATTATCGGCTGCAAACAAAGCAGGTGCAGGCTGTAATTGGTATTCCCATTGAGAAAGCATAACCTCTGCATTCGTTCCTATTATGGGAATTCTCATTGAATTGCACATCATTGCATGTTCGGTACTCAAGTCTCTTAGTTTTACATTACATCCACCCACACCACAATAATAATTACCCTGTGGTTCTGGTTGATTGTCCTCATAACTATCCCAACCAACGGGGAGTTTTGTGTTTTCGTCAAAAACAACATACTCCTGTTCAATTCCAAAGAACATACCATGTTCTTTGTTCTTCTCTGAAGATTCTTCTAGAAGGGCTCTTGTGTTTGATTCATGCGGTGTCATGTCTGGATTTAATACTTCACAGAGAACATAATAACTAGCAGTATTTTCTGATGTTCTTTCCATTACATTGGGAACTATCCTTACTGGACGAATAATTAAATCACTATCCTCCGCATCTGCTTGATTTGTGCTAGAACCATCAAATGTGCTTGTTGGTATTTTTGATAAGATGTCATTTTCGTTTCTAACGCCTGTCATATTCATGACGTTAAACAACGTTTTACTTCTCATTTGTTTTGGTGAATTTCCATCCAACCAAATATACTCCAATTTTGCATGTACAATCTGATTGGTTGGTTTGTCGTCTTGTCCTTGTTTTTTTCTAGGTGGGGGAGCAGGCATCTCTTCACCCTTCGCCCACTTTTCTAAAACATCCTTCTCCCTAAAACCACAAGCCATGTTTCCTGTTCCCGCATCAATGAATAACGGAGTACCACACTGAACGTTGTACTTTGCCTGTACTTCTTTTGCTTTTTTGCTATCATCTGCGTTTCTGATATCAAGAGTTGTTATCTTATAACCATCCTTCACTAGTTCTTCTACAACTGGATCGGCTTTCTTACACCAACCACAACCGGGATTCATGATATAAAGAAGTTCACTCTTTCCGCATTTACAATCTTTATTTTTTCCACATTTACATGCCATTTTTATTTTCCTTTTTCATGGTTTCCAGAATACGAAAACTGGTTCGTATTTTAAATATTTATCATCAACTTGACAGAAATTCTTACATTTAGGTTTTCCATCTTCACCCACTCTATTTTGTCCTGGCATTCCTTCCAGTCCCATCTTCAACTTGTACTTATATACCATACCAAATGATTCCAAAATGTCAATACTATCTTGCTCTATTGGTAGATATTTTCCGCTAACTAAAACATCTGCCACATTCCATAACAAAAATCTTCCAGACTTTAAATACTTTGCACATGTTTCTAACGTGGGTGCTAAGAACCCGTGGCGCCATGAGTCGTATGATGATCCGAATTTCTTATATGACTGGTTCTCGTCCTCACTGTACGCCTCTCTATTAAAATACGGCGGGGAGGTAAATATGAGATCCAACTTCCCTTTGTACTTTTTAAAGTCTGGGTTGATGTGGATGACTTCTGATCCCTCTTGGAATATCTCGTAAGTGTTCGTTTCGGAAAAGAATGGATTTCCCCTATAAGTTTTGGTATTGTAAAAATCTGCGACAGAAGCATACTTACTGTAACTCCCACCATCGAGAAAATTGTCAGGATTAGGGTCAGTCCCAACATAGTGAATCCTACGATCATCCCGAACACCCATAGCACCAAGTATACGCCCACCCCAACCAGCAGACGGGTCATAGATGTTAATGACTTCTTGATCTTTGATGTCTTCCGTGAATCGTTCATATAAATACTTCGCTGTCATTGGGGGGAAGTTTACTGCGGGTTGGATATATCCAATCCTGAATGACTTAAAACCAGCAGGGAAAACCTTTCTTCCCTTCTTATATATTCGGATTGCATACACCTTATCATCAGGCATATCGTTAATGTCAAACGTGGAGTGGTGTCGGTAAGACATTTTGTCTCTCCACTTCTCTACCTGTTCTTTGGTTAATTGTAGAACATCATCCTGCTCAAGTTGAAAATAACCGGAGTTTGCACCCTCACGAATCTTAATCTGTTCAAGAAGGAAATCCTGTCCCTGAAAAATTGACGGATTATCAAAGAATGTTTCCATCCATTCGTCACCGCTACCAACATCAACAACCGAATATTTCTTATCATGTTTGATCGCAGAAAGTGCATGTGTATAAAATGAATCTCTACGAAGGTGTCGCATTGCACCTTTCACCACTTGATCTAAACGATTATCATCTGCAACCAAATCATAGATGGAATATCCGTTATCCTTCTCCGTGTAGTTGATTCTTGTCTTGAACATATTAGAAAACCACTGATCAACCTCAACTGCTAATCGAGACTTGTTGATAATCACATCGTCTGGTGTGTCGGACAACTCATCACTGTGTGTAAACCTATGAACGGGATACTCTGCAATTTTGTTGAATGTATCAACTATGTCTGATTCGTTCTTGCCAGTTCTTGGAGGACAACCATATGTGTCCCACGAATCCTTCACGACCTTTCGCATCTCAATTACCCACTCACGAAACGCATCTGGAGTCATCTCAAGTAAGTCTTCAAAGTTACAATTGATATATGAATTGATCACATATTCATTACGCTCATAGTATGGTTTTGTTTGTGTCATCATTTTAAAAAAACATCTAATGGGTTGTGTTCTGATATTCTCCGGTTAGCAATCTCACAATATTTTTCACTAATATCTATTCCAATATAATTTCTCCCCAATTGGTGAGCAACTAACGTGGTAGTTCCGACGCCATTAAATGGATCAAGAACAACGTCATTCTTGTAACTAAATAATTTTAAACAACGCTTAACTAACTCTTCTGGAAACATTGCGGGATGTTCAAATTTTTTCATTCGTGTTTCTGGTGCAATTGTCCAATGCCCATTTACATATGTGATAAACTCGTCTTTTGTTATGTCGATGTTTTCTTTTTTCCCGACATGTTTGATATTGTTTTTACTAAAGACTTCTATAAACTCAAATGGATAATTTAGATAAGGAGAAGACGGCGATTTGTAACTTCCCCACGCAGTAATTTTTTTGATATTATTTTTCAACCATATTATTTCGCTTCGCCATATCATTCCACTCTTAATCATAGCAGCAGTAATGTTGTGATGTGTGGGAGAATATTCTTTATAATTCGGTTGAATGTTAATTATCAATCTTCCGCCATCTTTCAAGGTTCGGATACATTCGTTGAGGATTTTGATAAGTTTGTCCGTATATTCACTATGCGAATTGTCGTCGTTATGTTTATCGTATGCCATGTTGAAATTATATGGAGGTGAAGTCACCACAATATCTACACTGCTATCTTTGATATTTTTGACAACATCTAATGCATCGCCGCATATAATATTATTCATAAATTATCAATCCACGTTTTGTTTGTTTATAAAACACAATAGGGTATTTGATTTTTTCTTTTGTTTGTGCGATGGTAGATTTGTAACTATAAGGTTTAATTGATATGAACTTGCCATCCACCACACCATCTATACCTTTTGATTCTTCTTCTGGTGTTGCAAGCCTCCATTCCCCAGTTTCAGATATCATCTCAAGGATGTCTCTTTGTATCTGAAGCCCGCTGAAAGTTTTATTAACGATCAGATTACGAGTCCATTCTTCAACATCCTTAAACGTGAGTTTTTCTATGTTTTCTTTTGCTTGTTGTATTTTGTCCCATGTTTTTTTGGCAGCCACATCAATTTTTTCTTGGCCTACTTTTTCATAATAAAATTTTTCCCATCCACCTACTGACGGGTTGTCATCGTGTTCCCGATATTCCTGCAACAGATCGCTTAATTGACCAACATTTTTTGGTCGTGTAGATTGAGCAAATTGGCTCATGTTGTTTATAAATGTTGCTGTGTATTTTGGTAAATCCATCATCTTATCCTACTGAAGTTATTCTTTTTTTTACGATAATC